ACAGGACGCAACTTTGGAAGTGGAAGGAAGGCGTGGAGAGTAACCTGCCTGAGCGATCCCGCAACGCCATTAAAAAGGGATATAGCATCATGAACCAGCTATTAACGCAGACTATGGCTGACGGAAAGATCAATCCGGTAGCGGCGATATTCCTGCTGAAAAACAACCATGCGTACCGGGATCAGACTGACGTGGTCGTCACGCCGAGCAGTCCGATGCAGGACCTGGACAGTGAGAGCGCGCGTAAACGGCTCGTAGAAGCGATCCCGGATGAGGATGGCGAATGACAAGGGAACAGGCATGGAAGCGATTCTGTGCCTGTTTTTGTTTGAAAGAGATGTATATATATACTACTTTTGCGGAATAATCATATATATATAGACTTACGACGTGACAGGTTGCTCTTGCCTTGGAACGGAGCCAGGCGGGAAGGCGGAGCGGAGCCGGAGCGGCTTTTCCGGAAAGAAAAAGAGCAGGGGGATTACCCCTGCTGTTCCTGAGCGATCCAGCGACTGAGCGTCCGGAGCGAGATGCCGAACCGGGAAGCGATCTCCGCGTTGGTCATGACGTTGGCGTGATACATGGCAAGCGCCTGCTTCCGGTCCTTGTCGGATCCCTTGCGTGGACGGCCGCCGCAGCGGCCGCGGGCACGGGCGGCTTTCAGGCCGTCAACGGTGCGTTCAGAGATCAGGTCGCGCTCAAACTGTGACAGGGCGGAAAGCATCGTCAGCATCAGCTTTCCGGTGGCCGTCGTCGTGTCTAAGTTTTCCTTCAGGGATACAAGGTGTACGCCCATGGCTGTCAGCTTCTCCACCAGGTCGAGCAGGTCCTTGGTGGAGCGGCTGAGACGGGAGAACGAGTCGATGACCAGCACGTCACCGGAGCGGAGCGTCAGGAGCATGGTGCGGAGTTCCGGGCGGTCGGACTTGGTTCCGGTCATCTTCTCATTGAAGATGCGTTCACATTCGGCGGCGCGGAGGTTATCAAGTTGGCGGTCCAGATTCTGGTCCTGAGTAGAGACGCGGGCGTATCCGATCTTCACAAGGCATCTGCCTCCTTCCTTTGTAGCAATATATTACCACAAACGGGGGTATTTGGCAAGTAGTTTATGGCACGGTTTATGGCGCGGGATTCGGGCGGAGCGGGCGGAGAAACGGGAGCGGAGCGGGACGCGCCATATACGCTCGTTTGTGGCGCGTGTAAAGGCATAAAAAAAGGCCGCCCAGGCATTACCTGAGCGGCGGGAGCGGATCAGATCGGGGACCAGAGGTCTTCCACGGGCGAATTGCGGATGATGTCGTTCCAGGCTTCCATGAATGATTCCGGCGTGAGGTCTTCCGGAAGGCCGGAGTCAGGGTCGAGCCAGCCGATCAGTTCGGCGGCGCGGGTCAGGTCGATGGGTTCGGGCGTTTCGTCGGCGTGTTCGATCAGGTTCAGGGCGAGTTCACGTACTGTCATGGTTTTTTCCTCCTCAATATTGTTTGTGATGCTGATGCGTACTCGGATCGGTTCATGGTCCAGCGGCAACCGGGGTTCCGGGAGCCGGGAGCGGGGCGGTGTGATATGGGACATTGGTATTCCTCCTTCCTGTATTGTAGCCGGAGCGGGTCCGGTGGTCAACGGGTCAGATTGCTTCATGGGTCAGGTCGTTGGTGGCACCGGGCAGCATGAACCTGAGCGCGTCAAGTGCGTCGTTCCAGGTGTCGTACCACTGAAGGTGGATTGTGTTGCCTTCCGGAGCGCGGACGGTCAACCGGGTGGATTCCCTGTACAGGTGCTTGCACAGGTCGGCGGTAAAGCCGAGGTGGTCAGTGTAGAATGAGCGCATGATAGGATCCTCCTTTTCAGTATTCGATACCGGCCATGGCGCCGGCGAGGTTGAACATGTAGCGGAGATGGTAGCGGTCAATGTTGTTTTCGCCGGCGGAGGTCAGCAGGGTCCGGTCACCGTGTTCCCGGTCGGTAATGACAAGCGCCTTATACGGGGCGCGGAGGCGCTTATAACGCGCCAGTGCTGCAAGCGGAGCGGTGAAGGTTTCGTCCCAGTCAGTGCCGTCAGAGTTGTCCCAAAAGACGGTAAAGGTATAGTCGTCGCGAGACATAGCAGATCCTTTCTCCCCGTGTAGCCGGTAGGGCAGCTTATTATCTGTCAGGTGTTCGGGCATTCCATCCACACACGGCCGTGCCGGGTGCCTTCCTGCGGCGTGAATGGTTCGCACGGCCGGACGTCAACAAGCGGATAGCAGTACTTGACTTTGGTATCAGGCTTCCAATCATACGGACTGCCGGAACTGATTGCATGCATGCGGCGGAGGTCTGCCCATTGCCGCCGGGAGCGGACGACCACGGGCGGAGCCACAACGGCGGAGCCGCGTACAATCCTGCGGCCGTGGCCGGTTTCAATCAGCAGGATACGCCTGCCTACAACGGAGCGGAGCGTGTCGCGTGTTCGCGTTTCGTAACGCTTGCGGCCGGACAGGATCCAATCAATAAACGGAAAAGCGGAGCAATTGATAAATACACCGGGAATCATGAGCAGGTCCTTTCTGCCCGCGTACAATGCCCACGGGCGGGCGGTCGGTCAGATAACGGAACAAGCGGAGGACGTCCACCAGGCAATAACGGCGTCAGTTTCCGCGTCGGAGTGTTTGTGTATCCTGAGTTTTTCCAGGTTGGCACCGTCGCGGAGGAACCCATAACCGGCGCCTTCCCGGGCGGGATCCGGGAGCGACTCACAACCGGGAGCGTCGATCAGGTAGCGGGACTGCGCACGGGTCGCGGTACGGAGGCCCAGGATAGTGGCAAAATTGCATTTCAGGACGGTCGGGATGGTTACGGCTAACACGTTTTGGGAACAGGCAACGACGTGAACACGGGCGGCACGGCCCAGGGCGGCAAGCCGTTGCAGAAGGGGCAGCGCTTCTTTTTTCATGGTCGTCGTAATGTCGGCAAGTTCGTCTATGATAATGTACAGGTGCGGGCCGTCATAGTCGCGGAGCCGGAGCGACTGCATGCGGGAAAAGCGGCGGTCCATCTCTTCATCCGCCCAGGTTAAAGCGCGGAGGATATCGGCGCGGTCGGCGGCGTACCGGGCGACGTGCGGAAGGTCCGCATATTGGATCAGTTCAACCCGTTTAGGGTCCAGCAACACAAACTGACAGTCAAAGGGGGAGCGGGTCATCAGGAGCGAATAGATAATGCCGTTCAGGGCGACGGATTTACCGGAGCCTGTCGCGCCGGCAATGAGCAGGTGCGGACGGACAGCCATGTCCAGGAACGGCCGGTAAACGCGTCCGGCGGGCGTGATATACTGACGGGGAACGGGGCGAATCATGGCGTCAATCCTCCTCAATTGTGAATTCAGTGTGGGCAAGCCAATTGACCAGGAACCGCGCGTTAACGGTGCCGGCGGGCCGGTTGTTTACGCAAAACGAATACCATCCGGCACCGGTCGAATACCACCCGTCGTCATGGATGGCCTTTGAAGGCCTCCAGGACGCGTGACCGGAGCGGATCAGGACGGAGCGGGAACAGGTGCGGAGTTCCTCCGCAACTTCATCTTCAAAGAGGCCGGAAAAGTGTTTTTTCATGGTCAACGCCTCCTGTGTTTCAGTATCGCGGAGCGGGGGCCGGAGCGGGATAGCCGGCCGGAGCGGGTCCCTTGTGCAGGATAACAAGCGGGGCGGAGCGGGACGCGGTCCGGACGATTGCCAGGGCGCCGGAGCGGGCCGGAATATGGATGTGAAAAATGCCGCCGTCGGTCCGGAGTGAATACTTGACGTTGTGCCGCTGTAAAGCTATGACGGCGTCTTGTTCCGTTGTGGCGCCGTCCAGGATCCGCCTGACGCGGTCCGGTGTGATAATGGATTTAATCATGGTGCAATCCTCCACAAATAAGATTGATCAGGCGGCCGGCCGTTTAACCGGCCGCCGGTGTACAGGTATCAGGCGCTTTTAGCGGCCGTTTCAGGCTTGCGGGCCGGGACGACGGTAACCGATTCGGTCCGCTTTTCGTATACGCTTTTCACGTCGGGAAAATCGCGATACAGTGCGGCCGTGTCCAGGCGGGCCGACGTCGTCTTTTTGAGGATAACGGTATACACTTCTGTTTCAAAAGCAGCGCCGCCGGCCGCGTATTCGATGATAAGTGCCTTCATTGCGGCCGCCCGTTTTTTCGCGGCCGTTTCCGCTTCTTTGGCTTCCATGTATGCGGTGATAATTTCGTCGATACTCATTTTTTTGTTCCCCTTCCGTAATGTTTTATTGGATATGTGACAACGTCAACAAGGCGTTTCCGCCGGTGTGATAGAATCATTCGCGGCGTATAATCCGGTGATATGCCGCAATGCGTCGTAATATAGCATTCTATGCTTTTCCGCGTCCGTTTGTAGTCGCGGATCCCGACGACGGCGGCCACAATGCCGGCCGCAATGACGGCCACAATAACGGCCGTGATGATAATAATTGCCATGGTTATATCCTCCGCTTGTTGTTATCTGTCCGCGTCCAGGCGTCCGGAAACGCGCGTTTCATTGCGCGGACCGCGCCGGCCATGGTTTTATATTCGCCGGTAAAAACAGGGGAAAACAGGTTGTTTCCGCATGGTACAGCAATTGTTAACCTGTACAGCTTGCTATCTTTTGCGACGTCGATACTTGCCGCGTTTCCGGCCGTATCGGTAAATTCCGCAATTGTGATTGACATTGTTTTATCCTCCAGTCCAGGAAGCAGCGCGGCCGGAAGGGATCCGGCCGCCTGCCTTCCCGCGTTATTACTTTTCAAGTTCGTTAATGTAAAGTGTATCATTCCGGAAATAACAATTGATCTTTTTACGGATACACTCTAAGCATTTACGGCCGCCACAATTAATAACAATATTGTGTTCCTTTGCATATTTCTTTGTGTAAACGGTAAAGATATGATCAATAAAGCTATACCGTTCAAGTATGGTCCGCGATACTTGCTTGTTTAAATAAGGGGAACTGAATACAAAAGTTGTATTGTCCGGTTTGCCTTCCGCGTCAATGGCTTGTTTCCATATTTCAAGATTTTTAGACCATATCGCGCAGCGTTTCCGCGGAAACGCTTTTATAATGCGGATATAATTACGGGCCTGTATAACGTTGGCAACGTCGCCGAAACTTTCAATACGCAAATACGGGAAAACAATTGTCAAAGCTTTAAACGCTTTTACCGGCAATAACACGTTGCGCAGGATTAACCCGTTTATAATATTGTGTTCCTTTAAACCGGTTTGATATGCTTGCTGATTAAAAGCATAGCACAATTGACAAATACAATCCTTTACTTTCCGCCATGCCGCGCACTTGCAATTATCATGAACGCTTGACGATATGGAAGAAATGCCTTCCAACTTGCGCTTGTAGTGGTTTACAATCCACAAACAAGATACCAGGCCGGACGCCTGTTTTCCGGAAACGGAAAAGGGATCCGCAATTGCGTTCAGGATAGCAAAAACAATACTGAAAAGTTTTGCCGTCGTTTTACAGAAAAACTCATACAAGCCTTTACTATAGAACCAATTGACGACGGCGGCCATAATGGGCTGTTTTTCCGCCTGCGCGGGGTTGTTGTTCTTGTTGCTTTCCATGGTTTCATTTCCTCCACATTTTTTTTATTTCTGTACCTTGTACAGATAATTACGGCCGGGCCGGGTTCCGGCCGCAACGATCAATACACGATTCCAGGCGGCTACCATGGCCGGTTATACGCGGATACAGGAAACGGCCTTGTAGGCAATTGCGGCGCGTTTAATCGTCCATTTATCGCGGCGCTTGATATGGATAACAATCACATTGTCCAGGATGAAATATTGCGTATACGGCCGTTTACAAGGGACGTTATTCGCAAAAGTGTTAGCCGCAATCCAATTGCGGAAGGTAAGAGTGTAAGAAAGCTTTTTCATGGTTCATTCCTCCACAATGTTTTTTTCGGTCCGGCGGCCGGCGGGATCCGCGCCGCCTGTCCAATAAAGTATGATTCACCGCAACAAGTATATCATGATAAACTGATATTTACAATAGGAAATGATAAAATAATTCATGATAAAATGAAGTTATCAAAAGCGTTTAATATAGTAGAGAAAACGCCGGCCATGGCCGGACCATGGACAAGGCCGGCCGTCCGGCGTCCACCCGTCCACCCGTCCACCCGTCCACCCGTCCGCCCGTCCATCCGTCCACCCGTCCATCCGTCCAGGCGGCCGGGACCAGATCCGGCCAGCGGGCGGGATCCGTCCCACCCGCGGGGGATACACCCGGGCGCCCGCCTGGGGGTACTGACCCCCCTCCTTCCCCCAAAAACAAAAAAAGCCTTGACCTGTTCAACCAAACATGATAATATCAATGCAGAATAAAACAGGGAGGCAACGAACAGATGACAGCGCAGGAAGCGATCCGGAAAGCGATGAAGGCGAAGAAAGTAACGCAGATGGATATGGCGGAGAAGCTTGGTACGGGTCAGAGCAATCTGAGCATGATGCTGCGGAACGGGAACGATATGCGGCTGGAAAGCTTACAGCGCATGGCGAACGCGTGTGGTTTTGACCTGGTGCTGGTAGACCGTGAGAACGTCGGAAACGCGTATGTGATTGGTGAGCGGGACGAGTTAAGCGAGACGCTTCCGGAACAGCCAAAGCAGGACGAACTTGACGAACGAATCAGGCGGATCGTGCGGGAGGAACTGGCGGCGCGGTAAGGAGGCACCACCCCGGGTCAGCGAGGCAGGGGAATTCCGGAAAAGCCGCAGCTAAAAATCCCGGAAAAATGAAAAAAGGGGACCGGAGGTGAAGGGGATGCTTATCCTGACAGCGATATTCGGGTTCACGGCGGCGATATGTGCGGGAAAAGGCGAGTGGGGACCGTTTGCGGTGAGCCTTGTGATTGCGCTTCTGACGCTTGCCATGAGCATAGCTGGGAGTGAAGAGGACCGGGCGATCAACAACGCCGAAGAGTACTGGGCGAACGGCGGGCGGCAGCGGATGGTACAGAGGCGTCCCACGCGTCGGCAGCGGGAGGAAGCGAGGCGCCGGGAAGAGGAGCGGAAGAGCCGGCAGAAAGCAGATCATGTATGCGGGTATTGCGGGATGCATGTATTTGCGCTGGCAAGAGAGTTTCAGGCGGCTGACGGGAAGTGGGAGATGTACGTTTGCCCATCGTGCGGGCAACGGAACCTGAAGAAACTGAACTGAGAGAAAGAGACGCAGAATTGCGGGGTACGGGAGAAGTCCCGGCCCTGTTTTTTATTGGGGGAGGAATAGCGAATGACGGAGCAGGAGAAGATACGCCGGTATGTGGATCAGAAACCTGACGATCCGCAGGCATACAGGGATGCCGTGGCGATATTGTATGAAGGGATTCTGAGCGGGAATGAGGAGTTGCATGAAGCGAACCGGGACATCAGGAGGCGGATCGGGTGGGCGATCCGGCGGTGCGAAGGCGACGTGCGGACGGTGGAGAGCCTGAATGACACGTACTACAAGAGTCTGCTGGCGGACGCGGGTGTGGACTTCGACGCGTATTGTCAGTACATTGAGCGGAACCGGGAGCCGCAGAAGCGGTTCTACCTGCCACGGCGGAAGCAGCTGCTGCGGGTGGTAAAGAGCATACAGAGGCTGATTGACGGGGACCTGGACATATTGGGGATCAGCCTGCCGCCCGGTGTAGGGAAGAGTACGCTGGCGATATTTTTGCTGACGTGGGTGGCTGGGCGGTGGCCGGAGGAACCGAACCTGACCGGTAGCCACAGTAACGCGTTTGTACGGGGCGTGTATGATGAGTGCCTGAGAATTATGGACGAGAAGGGCGAGTACCTGTGGCATGACGTGTTCCCGGGCGTGAGTGTGAGTAATACGAATGCCAAGGACTACCGGATCGACCTCGGAAAGCGGAAGAGGTTTGAGACGCTGGAGTTCACGTCGATAGGCAGCGGGAATGCCGGTTTGTACAGGGCCGGGAGACTGCTCTACTGCGATGACCTTGTAAGCGGCCTGGAGGTGGCGCTGAGTAAGGAACGGCTGGATAAGCTATGGGAGATCTACACCACAGACCTGCGGCAGAGGAAGATCGGCGATCACTGCAAGGAACTGCATATTGCGACCAGGTGGTCAGTGAATGACGTGATCGGGCGGCTGGAGAGGCAGTATGAAGGGACTGACAGGGCGGAGTTTATAGCGGTCCCGGCACTGGACGAGAACGATGAGAGCAATTTTCAGTACCTGTAT